AACTACAAAGAATAGCCCACCTATTAAAACAGGTAACGCTAAAAATAACAAACCTGCTGAAGCTTATGCTAAAAATGGTGCATCTACAGAAGCTGGTGAAGCTCCGATGTTAGCAGGTACATATGTTAATTACAAATCAGCTCAAGAAGCTAATATTAAAGACCCACTTATGAATGGTGTAAGCTATGGTGTGGGTCAATTAAAAGATGATGGCATTGAGATGCGTGGTGCTGGTGCTGCTACTAAAGGTCGTAAATCTAGAGGTCCAATGGCGTAATGAATTACGTTCAGCTTTATCAGGCAATTCAAGACTATACAGAAACAACTGAGCCCTTATTTGTTTCTAACATACCTCGTTTTGTCCAAGAAGCTGAAGACAGAATTTATAACTCTGTCCAATTACCATCTTTACGAAAAAATGTAACGGGTACTTTAACATCTGGTAATCAGTATTTATCACTACCCGATGATTGGCTATCTGCTTTCTCCTTAGCAGTGGTTGATTCTTCTGGTAACTATAATTACTTACTTAACAAAGATGTTAACTATATTCGTCAAGCATATCCTAACGCAACCACATCTACTGGGTTGCCACAGCATTATGCTTTATTTGGTTCACAGTATAGCAATATTAATGAATTATCAGTTATATTAGGACCTACGCCTGATAGTGGATATACAGTAGAATTGCACTACTATTATTATCCGCCTACCATTGTGCAGGGTCAAATTAGTTCTCTTGGAACAATTACTGGCGGATCTACATATACTCCTGGTACCTATTCAGACGTATCTTTAACTGGAGGTTCTGGCTCTGGAGCAACAGCGAATATTACAGTCAATTCTTCAGGTCTTATAAGCTCTGTTACAGTGACAAATGGCGGTCAATTTTATGTTGTAGGAGACGTATTAAGCGTTTCAAATACTTCAGTAGGAAATACAGGTTCTGGATTTAGTATTCCTGTAGGAGCAATAACAAACTCTACAGGTACATCATGGCTTGGTGATAATTATGACCCAGTACTTTTTTATGGTGCATTAAGAGAAGCTATGTTGTTCCAAAAACAAGAGCAAGATATAATTCAAAATGTTGAACAAAAATATCAAGAAGCGGTGCAACAACTTAATCGTCTTGGAACTGGTCTTGAACGTGGTGATGCTTATAGAAATGGTCAAGCTAAAATTAAGGTTAATCCATGATCGTTCAAACAGCTACCACAGTATTTGAGTATAATATGCTACAAGGTGCAGAAAATTTCTCATCTACAAGCCCTTATGTATATAAGCTTGCTTTATATAACGCTAATGCTAATTTAAATAACACAACAACTGCTTATACATCAGTAAATGAAGTGACAGGTACGGGATATACTGCAGGTGGTATTACATTAAGCCCAACCATAGCTTTTAATAATACTTACAATGCATCTTATTTAACATTTAATGATGTTACTTGGACTCCTGCAAGCTTCACCTGTAGGGGTGGTTTAGTGTATAATAGTACTACTGGTGCAGCTATATTTACACTTAATTTTGGTTCTGATAAAACCTGCACATCTAGTTTTACAATAACTTTTCCAACAGCTAGTTATTCCACTGCCGTTTTAGCAATATCTAGTTCTACTAATACTTAATAGGAGTTTTTTATGATTAAAGAAATGCAAGGCTCTGGCGATTTCGCTACAGCAACATTAAGCACAAGAGGCATGGTAGCAGATGCTATTGGACTTGAAGGCTCATATCATGTTGTATGCCATGACAAAAATGGTAACTTTAAATGGGAAGACAGGTTTGATAATCAAGTAGTTCAAGCTGGTAAAATTTTAGCAATGAACACTTTATTATTTACTGCTTCTGGTTATACACTTGTTGGTCCATTTTTAGGTTTAGTTTCTGGTTCAGGAAATACTTTCTCACCTACAGATACTATGGCTTCTCATGCTGGATGGACAGAATTTTCTGCATACACAGTCTCTGCTGCAGCTAATCGAGCTACTGCTACATTTACAACAGCAACAGGTAATGGTGTTACAACTGCTGGTTCTAACATTGTTTACTCAAATGCCAATTCAATTACTTATACGATCACAGGTTCTGGTGGTACAGTAGGCGGTTGTTTCTTGGTAACAGGATCTGGTGCAGTAAATACATTTGGATCTACTGCAGGTACATTATGGAGTGCTGGTGCGTTTGGTACTGCTAAAGCAACTACCGCAGGTGATACTGTAGCAGTCACTTATACAACTACAGCAACCTCGTAAGGATCTTAAATGGCTCTTCAATTAGCTGATAGAGTCCAGGTATCCGCAACAGCTAACACTACTGTAAGTTTTTCTTTAGGTTCGGTTGTAACGGGATATCAAAACTTTTCTGCTATTACCGTTGGTAATACAGTTTATTATGGATCATCCGATGGAACTAACTGGGAAACGGGTCTTGGAACTTTAACAAGCTCCACGCTACTAACTCGAACTACGATTTTTGCTTCGAGTAATTCTAATTCAGCCATTTCATCTTTTGGTGCTAACCTTAACGTATGGGTAGATTATCCATCTAGCCAGTCTGTTTATAAAGACAATACAACTGGATCAGCTACAGCACCACAAATTATTGCATCAAATGGAATTATTGTTAATAATTTAACTGTAGGTACAAGCTATACAATACCCTCTGGTTATAGTGCAAGTAGCGTAGGTCCTGTAACGGTAGCTTCAGCGGTCACAGTAACCGTTCCTTCTGGATCTCGCTGGGTTATCTTGTAATGTTTGGATTAAGTCCGCTTTCAGCAAAACCTTTTGTATCTTTAAATGGCAATGCATATAGCTTAACACAAACAGAAAATGTTAGTTTTTTAGATGCTAATACACAAATATTTAGTGCGTTACAAAACATAACTGAAAATGTAACTTTTAATGATACAAGTACTCAAGTATTTTCTTTATTACAATCTATATCAGAAAATGTAATATTTAATGATAGCAACACTCAAGTATTTGCTGCAAAACAAACAATTAGTGAAAATGTAAATTTTGATGATATAAACAATGCAGCATTACAATTATCATTTACTAAAAGCGAAAATGTTAATTTTGCAGAAACAGATTTAGCTACGTTCCAGTTTGGAGCTAGTATATCAGAAAATATAACCTTTGCAGATAGCAACACAAATCAAGCAAACTTATTACAAAATATATCTGAAAATGTAATATTTAATGACACAAGCACCCAACTATATAATCTTAAACAAAGTATTAGTGAGAATGTAAGTTTTAATGATGTAGAAGCTGCAAAAGCTCAATTTGTAACAAGTATAGCAGAAGCGGTAAGTTTGGCTGATATAGTTGCAATAGGTAGTGCATTAATACTTACAATTTCAGAAAATGTTAGCGTTTCTGATACAGAAAATATTATATTTAATATTTATTTCTCTATACTTGAGAATGTTAATGTATCAGATAGTTTATCAGTCAAAGCTAATTTTGCTGGTTCTGTATTAGAAACTTTTGGTCTTTTAGATGGAAGTACACAAAGTGGTTGGTTTAGAGTTAATAATAATCAATCTGAAGTGTGGTCTCCTGTTACAAATAGCAATACTACGACATGGACTTTAGTCAATAATTCTGACTCATCTACATGGATATTAGTTAACAATAAGCAATAAACAAGGTATAATATACAAAAGGATTTTATATGTCATCTACCTACTCAACAAGTTTAAGATTACAGCTTATAGGCACTGGCGATCAAGCTGGAACTTGGGGTACGACTACCAATACTAATTTAGGAACTTTGTTAGAACAAGCCATTACAGGCTATCAACAAATCAGTATTAATGGTTTAACTGCTTATAGTTTAACATCATATAATGGTGCTACAGACCAAGCTAGAAATGCAGTATTAAGTTTTACAGGTACATTAAGTGGAACCTGTACTGTTTCAGCACCTGCAGTTTCCAAAACATATATTATTAACAACGCTACTACAGGTGGTTATGGTGTAACTGTTAATACTACGGCTTCTGGATCAGCTGTTACAGTTCCTAGTGGTCAAACTTACATTATTTACTCAGATGGATCAAATTTTTACTTTGCGTCTAACTTTGATTCT